AAATGCTGCACCCGCTTCTCTACCCTTACCTTGAACATATCTAAAATAACCCTCAACATCTAATAGTTTTGGATGTAGTGTTATATCACCTCTTGTGTTTCCTATACCATCGGTTTCGGTTCCAACATTACCGTCTACATATACTTTATAATTTACAGCATAGTTACCATTGGTTAGGTAGGTATAATATCCTGCGCTACCTTCATACTTTGTAGCCACTCTAAATGATTTGGGTGCAAAGTTATCAACTACATCATCTACTTTGAAATGTAGTTTTAACAATTCTGTTTGGTTTCCGTTACCATTACCAAATGTTTTGACATTACCATTGTGAGATACCATAGTTATTCTCAACCAATCATAACGATTGTTTGTAGCTGATATTTCATTATTTGCTGCATCCAAACTATCTGTATATCCAACGTTTGCGTAATGAACAACTTCATAAGAATAATGTGCACCCGCTGAACTATCACCCTCAGTCCAACCGTTGATGTATGCACCTTTCTCTACACGCGTTGAATCGTGTCCCCAAGTAAAAATATCATTATCAAATACAATGTCTAAACGAAATGCAGTAACACTTGCTCCGTTATCATCAAGTGTAACAGCCATTGTCATTACCGAATCTCTCCAAGCATCAAAGTTGTTATTCTTATAAGCTGGTGCAGACGCATCATCCGCTAGGTACGTTCTCAAGTTATGAGTTACCGTATCTCTCCACCAAAACATTGGTGTATCGTAGGTTTTTGACTGAAGTAGTCTGATTATAGGTGTCTGACTATAACCAAAACTAAGTGCCAATATCAACCCAACTAAGAATTTTCTCATTAAAATCCCTCGTTAAAATATTAAAAATAGGAAACCCTTTTGGAACTAAAAGGTATAGACTTTATTTCACAATATAAATATTATATATATTACGATTAATAGGTGATTGAGTTCACAATAAGTTATTATTTTTTCAGAAGTTTTTGCTTCTCAATCCACATCTTTGCGATTTTGTTTTTGATAGGTTTTTTAAGAAATTTACTAACACTTTTTTTCATTATTGTTTCAAACTTTCTCATAGCTTGAATATAATTCAAAGGCTGATTATTTGGAACAATAATCATATTACTTTTTCCAAATAAACTTATAAATTTTTTACCATTTGACATAACATCAGTCCAAGATTTTTTTACTAATTCTGGTGGTAAGACTCTGTCTCTTTGTTGATTTCTTTTTTGTGCTACTTCTAAATCAGTACCAACAAAAACCATATAAGTATCATAACCATCTTCTTCTAATTCTTTTTTCATTTTAGCTATTTTATTGTAGTCGTGACCTGTACCGTCAATAATCATACCCAACTTACCTTGTTGATACAATTTCATTCTTTGTTTGGTAAGTGATTTAGCAAAGGCTCTTAATCCACTACCACCTTTACCTGTTAAGTCTTTAAATACTTCATCAGGCATCTTATCTAAATCTGTACCAAAACCGTATTTATTTAAAAGAAACTTTAACTCTTTATCAGAGTTGACCATTTTCATACCAGTCATACTGATATTAAATCTATCAGGTATACCAAAAAGTTGTTTTGCTACATAGGTTTTACCACTACCTGGACCACCAGCAAGAAATACTGCTTTGAATATGCCAGGATCGTTTATACCCTCTGATAATAGATTTTTTAATTTAATCATACAGAAAGAGCTCGTTTATACCAACCAAATATGAATCGTTCTTGTTCAGGTTTTCTATTAACTAAATCGTAATAGTGTTTTAGTCTGTAACAACGAACTCTATCTAACTCAGGTGTGTGTTTATCTAAGGCTGCTTTTGTACCAGGTCCGAATCCACCATCAACAGTCAAATCACCTCCCTTACCATTGATAGCTCTTTGTAGTATTTTTACAGCTGTTCCTCTACCTTGATTCACACACATATCAAAAAAGATATGTTTTAAATCTTCAGGTAAATCATCCACCTTATTTTTATCCCAATAATCTTTCTTATAGATTTCTTTAGCACCCTCTTTAGTAAGGTTTTTTATATCTACATCTGGATAAAATCTTTTAGCGATTCCAAAATTAGTTTCACCGCCTAAATCTTTTGGGTCGTGTACATACCCACCCTCGTGGTGTAATGTTATTTCAATTATTTCATCAAACGTTGTTAAAACTTTATCTGTTTTCATAGGTTTACTCCTAAAAAGGTTTTTGATTATATCAATAAATATTCCAATTATCATAAATTACTCTTTTATCTTCAGAAGGATTTTTAGGTAATAATTTAAAAGCTACAGTTATACGAGGTAATTTAGATTCTCTGTACAATGGTCTTCCAACGTGAGCTATACTACCTTTAAAAACAGTTATTCTACCAGGTAATGGATTCACTCCAGCAACTATTTCGTTTACATCGTTGTAAAATAATGTTTCACCCTCTTCACCTAATGCCCAACTCTCTGTAGCATATAATAAACACGTATATGTTCTTTCCGTATTCGCATCTTTATGTATAGAACTCCGTTGTCCTTCTGTTTGAGCATTAGCATATTGTCTATCAACCTTAAACTCATCCATATTAATTATTTTTTCACTTAAAGATGGTAGTATAAAATCATTCCATATATTAGTGGTTCTTTCACAATTTGATAGTTCTTTATACCAAAACTTGGCTTCTTTTAAAGGAACCCCAGCTCCTTGCATTTGCCAGTTTCTATCTCTATGATTTATCCAAGCTATGTAATCACTAAGAAAATTTGGTTTAGGACCATCTAAATTTAGGATTACTAAATCCTCTAATTTAACCTTTTCGGTTTCTTGTCCATTCATCTATTATCTCCTGAGGTATGTAATCAAATCCATTGGGTGTGTATATCGATATGTTTGCAGAAAAAACAATTCTATCTGTTTCTCCAAGATAGGTGTCAGCATCGTGAAATACCCAAGCTGGAAAGAGAACACATTTTCCTGCTTCTGGTTGTACAGGATAATGTGAATCATTTATATTCCATAAGTTACCAAGCTGATATCTAACTAAGCCAGGCGTTCTTATATCATAAAATCTATTAGAACCTCTCTCCTCTGGTGTATGAGAAGTAAAGTAATATATAAAACCCCAATCACAATTTGGATGATTATGAAACTGATGTGAACCACCTTTTTGAGTTATATGAAACCAACTCTCTTGTATGTAAGTTTTCCAATGTATTTTATCTATACCAAATCTTAATTTAAATGCATCCCATTGTTCTTTATTTATATCTTGTGTTATTCTACCAACACTTTCTTTAATATATTGATTAAAGAATTGTACAGTTGGATTCTCCCACATATCATCCATAAAGCTAAACTTTGATTCATACAAATTGTCTTTTAAATGTGGTGTTACATCACTAGGTGCATTGTCTTGTGAATACTGATAAAATATATCAATTAACTCATTTCCCATTTGGTCGTGATAGGGGCAAGTCCACTCAAAAAAAGGAATTGAAAATAAATCTTTTTTATTGTAACTTATGTCTGGTAAATCCATATAACCTCTCTAATAAGTATATATTATACAAATGAAACTTTAACATTTTTTTCAAATCTAATTGCACTATCACTTAATTTACCATTTGCATAAAAGTTTTTATTGATTGTATTGATTGTGTATGTATCTCTACTATCTTCAATTAATTCTATAGATTTGACTTTACTTGAACCATTTATCGTTTTAATCTCTGTATTTATTGTTAATTTACTTGAATTAACTTTATAAGTTTTGATTGTCTTTTTTGGATTTATAGAATATAATTTGTTATCAAGAGAAACCATTGGGTGGTCACTTGTTAACATAATTTCAGTGCCATCATCGAATGTTACTTTTCTTAAATGAGAGTGTTTTACTTTTAAAATATCCCATATTTCAACTAATTCATTTTTACCAGTATTGAAATTGTGTGATAATATCATATCACCTTTAGAAAGACTATCGATATGCTGTAAACCATCGTCAGTATTGAGTAGTACAGAATTATCTAAACAGGCAAATCCACCAACATCGTGAGACCAATTTATATTTCTTGTACTAGAGTCTGTATTTGTACCACCTGATGCGTGTCTAAGCTTGAGTGTTGCTGTACCACTACCAACTCTATCTGCACTTTGTGTTAATTTTACACGAGCATATATTGTTTCATTATTTACATTACCACCTGTTAACGTGTTGCCATAACTTGTAGGATTTGAAGTTTTTGCAAGTGCTACAGCAAGAGTTGCAAATGTAGGTGTTGTACCACCAATTATTGAGCTTATTGTACCTGAACCATAATCTAAATTTATATTAGCTATTGCTGTATCAGTCTGACCGTTACCAAATGTATCGAGGGCATATGAACCAGCAGACCAAGAATCCCAACTTACTGATGGTTGTGTTGATGTGGCATCAGTTGTGGAAGTAGTTGTTTGGGCTGCAAGTGAAAAATTGTTTGTTGCTGCACTGGTACAAAGAGTTGAACCATTGTAAGCATATACTGCAAATGAATATGTTCTACCAAATTTTGTAAGATTTATTTGGTAGAATCTTTGTGTACCTGCTGATAAACCTGTTTCTGATACTGTACCACTTGTAGCTGAAGTTGTTGTTAAAGTGCTTGTATAATTACCACTACTTGGACCTGCTTTAACGTTGAGTGTGTCAACACTACTTACATTCCAACTAATATTAATTTGACTTTCGCTAGCTGCAGTTGCTGTGAAACTATTGACTGTTGGAGCACTGTGATTAGTTAAACTTGTAACTTCACCAGTAGTGTTGTTTTGAGGTATCGTTGCTCCTAACGTATCACCTGAATCTGCATTTGAATCTGCATAGTAAATTTTAAACCCATCTTCGATACCTGAATTATCTGTCCAGGTCATTTCAATAGATGAGTTCGTATTTGAAGAGAATGTCAAACTTGTTGGTGATTTTGGTATTGCTTGACCCACAGCTATATAATTACCTGCCGTCATATCACCACTATTATCGATAAGACCAATGTGAGTATTTTCAATTTGGAAAAACTTACCTGAAGTACCACCAGACCAAACACTACCATCTTGAGCATTATAAAATCTGACTGTATTTGAACCAGGTGTGTGGATATCGGAACGATAGAAAAGTTCTTTTTGTTCATCAGCACCTGCAAGTACTGCATCTTCTTGATTCGTACTAAAACCAACACCACTAGTTGATGACATACTATCACCTTTGACAATAAATGAATCCCAAGTAAATGTTGCAACTTGAAAAGTAGCACCAGTTGTTGTTTTTGTAGTTGTTTGTGAGCTACCATTTGGTGTTGTAGTTTTACTTCTTAGAGCATCTACTCTGAATGTAAATGTTGTACCTGCTGATAATCCAGTAAATGTAGCTGAAGTACCTGGCATAGCAACATCGATTGATGTACCAGATGTTAAATTATGTACTCTATGGTCAGTTGCATTACTACCTGCATTAAAATTAATATTTATAGCTGTACCACTCGTACCTACTGAACTATTGTTACTTGCTTGACCTGGTGCTGAGAAGTCAGAGAATGTTGCAGCATTATCATTTACTACTTTACCCGAAGCACTACTACCAATTCTAAAATCAACTATTGTACCAAAGGTTGTACCGTGCATTTGATTTCTATCAAATGTAACAGTACCACTTTGAGCACTTACACTAATACTTTGATAAACATTTCCACCAGTACCTGTATCTAAACCTTCACCCATTTGTATATCTACAGCATCATCAAAGTTTTTACTATATGTTATTGTAAAATTACCTGTATCACCAAAAGTCCAAGATGTTAGAGATGGGTTACCTAAACTTAAAGATGGGTTAATTGTTGTAGCAGTTGCGGTATCTTGAACAGATTCACCATCGGAATTAGTTGCAGTCAAAGTATATATTATAGTTGCATTATTACTATTACCAGTATCTGTTACATTACTATCAACAGATACAGAACCTACACCTTGATTTACAGTAGCAGAGCTAGCATTAGTTGTAGCAATAGTTAAATCTATTTCACCAAGTAGGTTACCTGTTGCAGCAGAGAAAGTGTCTATCACTGGTAGTGGGCCAAGAATAGCAGCATTTCCTAAACTTCTGACAATAGTATCACTTGAATCCGTGTCAATTATTCTTACTTCTCTACTACTATTGGTATCACGTTCTAAAGCAGCTGTATCAGCTACTGTAACAGCACCTGATATATCTGATGTAATAGCTGAGATATTTACAAAACTACTACCATTGTATCTTTGTACTCTCATATTTTGTACAAAATTTGCACTAACACCAGATAATGTGATATCACTACCTTCTCTCAATACTCCATCAAGAGCACCTCCTGTAAATGCTTTTGTAACTGCAGTTATGGTTTGGTCAAAACTTGTTGTACCACTTGTACTATCCTGACCACTTACAGTCAAATCTGAACTCTTAGAACCACCTGAAGTATACTTACCTTTTACTGTACCTTGTGTAGAACTATTACCACTTGTAAAAGAAAAATCTGTTATAGAGTAACTAAATGATGTAATATTATTACCCTCAACACTAGGTGTAAATGTAAATTCTGTTGGTGTTATGCCGTGAGTACTACTTGCTATTGCATCACCGTGTGTATCTGTGGTTGGTCGAAATGTACCTGAACCAGGGCTCACACCAACACTAACAGTTGGGTTTACAGTCAATAAAGCAACTGAAGAGCTTGTTTGTGAGTAATCAGCTGAACCAGCGAATGTAATCGTATAAACTTTATTATTAGCACCTGGCGTCATTGTTGCACTACCATCTGCGTTAAGAGTTGCGCCACCAATACTATCTTCACTTGATATCACAACTTGCTTATTATTACCTACTAAACTTGAAACTGAAAAAGCCTGCGTTTGATTTACATTAATAGTTTGACTCTGAGGAATACTAAAAGAAAGTTGTGGTGCTACTGTAATAGAACTTCCTACATAAGCTACACTATCACCATCGTGAAAAGCTTTTGGATGATATGTTCCAGCTGAACTAATTGTAAAATTTTTTGATATATCTTCTTGAACATAAACTGTAGAAACTGCTTCATCAACTGATGTAAAAGTTTTATCTGATGGAGTATTGTTGGTATCGTGTCCTATAGTTACAGTTCCACTTCTACCTCTTGAAGTACAGGTTATGGTAACATTTTCTGAACCATCGACTGCAGAAACATTTACTGTTGTATCACTAGCTTGTAAAGAAACTATTTGTTGTGCATACTTAACCTCAAAATCTCTTTGTGAAGTTGTTTCGTTTCTTGCTTTTGATGGATTACCAACGTGTGAGGTTTGAAATCTTAAAATACCTGGTGTATTAGATATAGAGTATGTTGTATTACCAGAATTACTTTCACTAACAAGTGTAGCAGCTATAGCACCACCATCTCCATTGATTACCGCTGATTTACCTGTTATAGATTTACTAACTTGAGTTCCTGTATTTACTGAAGTAGATACTACTGGATTACTAATACTGGCACCCGATGAAGAGACAAAGACTGTTTCAACAATACTACCACCTGAATTCTTTATTCGTGTTACTCCATTAGCTATCGCAGTAAAATGGTTTATGGTAGCACCAGTTGCATTTTCAAAGGTACCAGTTGAAACAAAAGCATAGTATTTATCATCAGCTTCAGCAGTTGTGGGTGCAGTAAAGGGAATGTCTAATGTGCCAGTATCGGTTCCAACGTTTACCGTGTTAGATGCTAAAATTGCATTGTTTGATGTAGCTTTTACACCAACAGTAAAACTTGGACCTAAATCAGTATTATTTCTTACAAATTCTATTTGAGCACTTTCACCATCAACATAACCATTACTTGTTACATCAGTACCATCTGCTAATTGAGGTTCGACACTATCAAAAGAAGCATTAAGTATATTAGAACCACGAAATTCAGATAATCCAAATGGTGATGCTTTTAAAGCATCTCTATCAGCAGTTTGATTAGCAGTACTATTTCCATCCACATCACCAACTAGAGAACCTGATGCGAATTGGTTTGCCAATGTAGACATAACTAAATCTTGTCTACTAGCAGAGTCGTTATTGTCAGCCAATGCTCCCATATGTATCGGACCTGAAGTGGGTAAAGCCATTACAACTCCTCAAGTTTTTTCTTTAGTTCATCAATCTGCTTTTGTTGTTCTTGAATCGCACCAATTAAGAAAGTTGTTAACTTAGAGTAATCAATAGTTTTATGATGTATCTCACCAGTTAAATTCACAACCTCATCTCCTAATGAATGTACTTCCTTAACAACTTCAGGTAGAATAGGTTCAACCTCTTGAGCAATCAAACCTACATCATTTTTCTTTTGATTTATCTTCCATCTAAATGATGATGGTTTTAATTCTAATATCTTTTCTAAATTATTTTCTAATGGTTTTATATTTTCTTTTAATCTTCTATCAGAGCCTACCGATGTTGAAAATGCAGTTACGTCATCCTTAACGTGAAGATGTCCATCACGTCCAAATGCAAATAGTTCAACACCAGCTACAGAACCGTGTCCATTTATTATTAAACCTTGTGGTTGTTGACTTACGCCAGTGCTTTCTTGTAGAAAAATACCATTTGCTGCAGCGATTGATGGAGTAGAACCAAATCGTAATGGTGGACCTGCAGTAGCATTATCTTGAAATCTTATGAATCCTTTTGTATTAGAAAAATCACTAACAATCAATGAACCTGTTAGGTGAGTTGAACCTAATATTTCTACGGTTTTATCTTCTTCGGGTGCTGCGCGGAAGTAAGCGTTATCACTATGATTAAGTGTAACATTTTCTAATGCTATAGTTTGAAATCCAGATGGTGCTAGTTCTGTCTTTTTATTACTTGGTTCGTGTTTAACTGATGTAAAGTAAGCCTTAACAGATTCTATATGCGTATCTGATGAAAATTCTTTAAATGGATTTAAATTAGCATAATTTTCTGTTAAAGCATTATTAGTAACATTTAAGTCGTGTAATTCAAAATAGTAACCCTCAGCAGCGCCAGTGTGGTTAACTGTTACATTTTTTGTTGTGGTAAACGTTGTACTATCACTACTTCCACCACCAGCTGGATACACAGTCTGACCTATATTGGCGTGATTCACCTCAGTATATGTAGAACCCTGCTTTCTCAATAACTTTAAGCTACCAGATATAGTGTAATTTCCAGATAAACCAATGTTGTAGTCAAGACTATCGTGATTTGGTGTAGCTACAGTTACCTCAATTTTTAGTGTTGCGGCACTTTTGTAGGTTGAACCAGCTGATAGTGTTTTTAAATCAACGCTAGAAGAATTTTCATTTATCTCAGCTGAAAATACTGTATTATCACCCGAACCTGAATCACCTGCATATAAATGAAGTTCGGCAGAAGTTTGTGCATTATTTAAAGTTAATCCTGTAGCCTGAGTTCTATTTCCTGATGGTGTATTATCTGACATACCTGTATGACTAGATGATTTACCACCAGCTTGTAATATGGTAGCAGATGGTGTAAAGTTAGGAACTAATTCACCAATAAAGCTTCCACTCGTGATTGTGATATTTGGTGAACCAGCAGTTGCATCTATTTCTATTTCAGAGTTTGCATCCCTTATCTTGTTACCATCAATAATCCAACCAGTTGTATCAGCCGAACCAAAGAAGCCCGTTGTAGCTTCTATGTTACCTGCTATGTTAGCATTCTGAGCGGTTACATCACCAGCAGTATTAATACTAAATGATGGAAAGTTCATAGCTAAACCATCTGAAGTACCTCTTATATATGAAATTCCTTTTTCAAAACTAAAATCACCACTACCACTTAAAAAGATACCATCTGAGCCAGTAACGGATGTACTTCCATTCACGTAAGGTGCGCTAACGGCATCCCCTAACTTGATAGAACCACCGTTAGAAGAAGAAACTGCTATACTACTTCCTGATAAGGTTGTGGAATCTATTGTAAAGCCGCCTATCTGACCACTTGTAGCGGTAACTGCACCTGTAATTGTTGCAGCTGTTGCTGTTACGACACCTGCTGGTGTAACTCTAAATTCTGCACTTCCAAATGTTTCATTACCTAAATAAATTCCGTTTGAGTCTGCTTTAAATACACTTTCACCAGAACCAATTTGTATGTCTCCCTTGAATGATGCGTTTCCGTCTTTATCTATAAAAAATTCTTTTGCGTGTAAAGCACCACTTGATGATAAAATTAGTCTACCTGCTCCACTTGTATAGTTTGTAGTATTTTCATCAGTTCCCGTAAATATCTTATCACTATGTATAGTCCAACCACCAATCGTACCTGTTGTGGCAGTTACATCTCCTGATATCGAAACATCTCCACTACTATCTACTGAGAAGTTGCCTGTTTTTATTTCTAAAGCACCATTACCACCATCAGCATCAAACTTAATATAATTTGTATTATTATCATCTCCTTTGATTAATACATCACCACTTCCACTTGCAAAAAATCCTTTGTTAGTAGTTGCTACCGTACTAGCATTAGCTAAAGTTCCAGCTTTTACAGAACCATCAGAACTTAGAGTAACATCTCCACCTGTCAATGTAGATGAACCAATATTCCAACCACCAATCAAACCTAATGATGAGGTTAGTACACCCTCTATTTTTGCACCACTTGCAATTAACTGACCACTTGAGGAAACTGCAAAATCCGTTCCAAATCTTACATAGTAATTTGAACCTGGTGTAAAATCAATATAGAATCCCTCCAATTCACTATTGTCATCTGTTTTAAATATCCTTGAACTATTTGCATCAAGTGTTATGTTACTACCTGTAATTAAACCTGTATTTGTAATATTCCAAGAACCTATATTACCCTCTGTTGCACTAACTCTACCTGATAAGAAAACATTTTCTGACATTAAACCAAAGCCAGGATTTGCTGCACCGAATACAGCACCTGTTCCAGCTAATCCACTTAAATCTCCTAACCTTGCTTTTCTTGAAAATCCACCACTACCTGATTCTACAATATCTATGTATGGTGTATCGGTATCAGTAGGATTAGCATTTATATCTATGAATCCTGTACCTGGTCTTCCAAAACTAATAATAACTTGTCCATCCTCATATGATGCTGATAAAGAACTTTCTCCACTAAAGTTACCTATAGAGCCTGTAACACTACCAGCAGCTGCTCTTGAGGCTGATAGAGCGTGTTCAAATCCAGTAGAGTTACCTGTTTGGTCTGATGCAGAGAAAGCAGCTGTTAACTTTAAGAACTCAGAGTTGAAGCCTGTATCATCTACTTTCTTACAAAATAGTAATTCACCAGGTCTAAATCCTGCAGCGTTTTGAACTGGAATCGCTGTAGCACTAGCACCAACACTACCACTTATAGTAGTAGCATTACTTACAAGTAATCTACCACCAACTGCATTAACAGTTTGTTTCTCAAAGGTTGTTGTAGCTAATGTTCCCCTTACAAATACATTTGAGAACTCAGCAAAACCTATATCATCTATAGCCCAACCTTTTTGTTTTGGAACATAATCTTTTGTTCTAATTGAACCTGTACTACTGAATATTATATTATCTGATTCTAATGTTGCACCACCTATATTCCATCCTGCAATATTACCAGCACTAGCACTTAATTCACCACTAGCTCTAACTTGAAAGTTAGATGAACTTATAAATATACCAGTATCAGTTGTAGATGTCTCATCTGCATTACCTCTCAAGTAAAAGGTTTCACCAGATAACTTTTCTCTACCTATCGTGAATCCACCAATCTCACCTGTTTCAGCTTTTATATTACCTTTTACTGCAACGTCTCCACTTGATGATAAATGAAAGTTTGAAGAACTTATTTCTATATTACCACCACTACCACTTACAAATTGAGAATCACTACCTAAGAAAAATGATTTAGCTTTTACTTCAAAGACACTTGGATTACTTCTAAATTTAAGTGAACCCTCATCTCCACCAGCGTGTAATTCTAATCCCAATCCATCGTAAGTTTCAGCTGAATCTATAGATTCACCAACACTACCACTAAACATAATAATACCAGGCGGACCTTCACCTGTAGTAGCTTTTTCAAATCCTTTGTATGATTTAGTTCTAAAGTAAGCTGAACTCTGTCCACTTAATTCAAACCCTTGCCCCTCACCTAATCCATTATTAATTGTAAGGGTGCCAGGCATAACATTGTCATCACCAGAAAATACCGTATTACTTCCTTGTATATCAGTAGAGTTTGGTGTGTAAGTTACTAAGTCAGCTTGCTTACCATCTTTTGTAAAGTACTCTACTTTGTAAGTTATCTTTTGAGGACGTTGTGTTAACTCTGGCGTATCAGTTATTATATCCATATTGTTTGGATTAAAACCTGATTCTCTAGCTTGTCTTAATGAAACATTATTAATGTACCATCTACCAGCGGTAGCTACAAATTGTAAAGTGGCTCTAGCTGTATCCTCTAAGATAAAGTTTTGGTATACACTCTTTGGAAATGTAATATTAGCATCAGGACCTTTATCATCAGGATTTACTATACCTATCAAGTAACCCCACGGAGTAGATTTGAAATCAGCGCCTTTATTGGTTAGATTCAAACCAGAACCAGATACGTAAACTTTTAATTCTGCCTTTTGTCTTTCAACTAAACTATCATTTTCCCTAACTTGTTTAGGAGCTTTTATAGGTTTAGCATTAAATCTTAAACTATATTCTTGTCCTCCAAATATTAAAGGACGATTTTCAGCTGATACATTACCTTTGGTAGCCACATTTCTTGTGGATGTATCTTTTAACCAAAGTGCTACATTATCTTTTTCTGAATAGTTAGAACCCGATATTAGAATTGAATCTGTTATATCAGATACACTAGCAGTTGAACCTGTCATTTCTATAAGAAGTCCTCTTTCATTCCCACCTATATATCCAGCTTCTGTACCTTGTGAACCCGACCAATACGATGTGAATATAGATGATGTTGGGAAGAAACCTTTCATCAATCTACCTTTTAAATGTAACTTATCTACAAGTTCTTCTCTAGCTTCTAAAACTCTTTCTGTTAAAAATTTATATTCAGAATCATTTCTTGTTTTATAGTAAACTTTTGCTCTGTAAACATCACCTGATACAGTTCTTAGATTAGATAATCTAATATTTGTTTTCGATATAAAATTAACTTCGTTAAAATCATACTCTTGAGTCTCGTTAAAACTCATAGTATATGGTGAACTTGCTAAATCAGGAATTTCAATTAACTTTTTAGATAAATCAGCTACTGTATTGTTGAAAACTAAGGGTTTGGCAGATGGTATTATCTTACCATTTTGTATATCAGCTATATCAAACTCATAAGGTAAGTTTTGACTTATTAAATCAGTAACAGTATATCCTGCACCTTTAGCAAAATCTAAGAGTTCATATCTATCTACTTTTACTTTAGCACCATAAATTGAGTTACCTACTTTTCTATTACCTGATAAACTATCTAAAGTAATTTCATAATCTTGTACAATAGGACTACCAGCATTTTGTTGTTCATCATATCTATCATCCCCACTTGTATCATACGTACCATCATTATCACTATTTTGTCCTGAGTTAGATGCGTTTCTATCTGAGTTAGAATCTTGTGATTGTCCATCATCATAATTGTTATCATCATCTTGAGTAACTGCATTTTCTTTAGCATCACCACCCGTATCTACAGCATTAAGTTGGTAATAAACTTTATTACTTTGCACTCCGTGTACACCAACTTGTAAGCCGACAGATTTTATATCACTATCATCAACTATAAAATCTACATTCTTTCCGTGTCCAAGTCGAGTTAATTCAGCACCATCCGAATCATTTAAACTCCAAGTATAAGCAGTAATCTCAGTTGCGTAAGCAGCACTATGTGATGCATTAGCTCTTGTTATTGCTGTATGATTTCCAAATGATAGTGATGCAGTAGGTGTATTACTAACCGTATCATCATCTATTATTATATCGGTATCATTCAATACTACTGCAGTAGAAGCGTTAACTGTAACTGCTAAACTACTACTTACTGATGCTATATCAGCTGCATCAGTTGCAACAATACTAGCTTTGTAACTACCAGCAGTAGTATATGTGTGAGTAAAATCTGCGCTAGATGAATCAGTACCTTTTAATGTTATACCATTTGGATACGTAAGTAAATCACTTGAACCATCTCCCCAAGCTACTGATATCTGTTTAAGCTGACCAGGCGTAGATGAAACTTGATTAGAACTACCACTAACTACAAGAGTAAATTCTTGTCCTGTTTCTACTGTAGAAGAACCTGATACAACATCTATATTTGGAACAGGCTGTCCTACTCGTATAGGCGCACCTATAAATGTTTTTGTACCACCTGCAAATGAAGCCTCTATTCTTGGTGTATAAGATCCTGGTTCAGTATAAGTTATATCAGCAGTTTGTGAAGAGGCTGACATCTCTATATCAGATATGCCAGTTTTTAAAATTCTTGAAGTAGGACTTCCTTCTCCATCCTCTGTAAACCTAACAGTAAGAGGTGCAGTTCCCTCAGAGTTATTAACAGAAAAGTGTGGGCGAGGTGTGCTTGCGTTGTTAACAACTTGTTTAATAGCTACATTTGATTTTCTACCAAGAGAATCTATAGCCCAATGTTCAATATTATAGTTACCAGCTGCTTGATACGATGCTGAAACTGCAGAGCCTGTTACAGTAGTTTTGTATAATTCAAACCCATCCCAATATACTGTTTTACCAGAACTCTGTTTAGCATTTATCCTAAAACTTGCATACTTTGTAGATGGGTGTAAAAATCTACTATGAACTTGCAATCTCGTCCAACCACTTGAGTTTACTTGTGTTAATGGTGATTCAACGATGTTACCAAATTGGTCATCTAAAGAACCTATAGTTTCAAAGTTCTCATCTAAACCAAATAACATTAGGCTAACAAAAGCATTACCACTATTACATCTAGCATAAGCATCTATTGTAAATCCATCCGATTGAGTAGCTGGTGCTAGATTAGCAGTACTACTACCACGATAGTGTCCGAAGTAAGCCTCATCAGCATTTGGTGCTTGTGCTAAAGCGTGTGAACCACTATACTTAACACTTGATTGTCTTGTTACACTTGAGTTACCTACACTATACCCATCCCAAAATCCACTTAAAGCACTACCAAATATACCATTAGGTGCATAATTTAAAAACTGGCTACCAGTTGGACGGGCTCTATCAAAATACCAATAAAAATTATCAATTTCTGCACCACTACTAATAGTCGCTGAAGAAGTAACATTAAAATTAGCATCAGCATTAACAACAGAGTTAGATATTGTAAAATCTGCGACAGGTGGATTAGGTGCAACTAATATAGTTCTACTTACAACATCGTTTTGTGCATCATAATTATTTTTAACAGTGTGTTTTACGGTATATGTTCCACTACCTGTATACTCGTGTATTACCTTTCTACCTGCAGAACCTGTTACCTCAAGAACTCTACCATCACCGAACTCCCAAACAAATGTTGTATCATCTAAATTATCATCTGGATTATTTGATACATCACTACTAGCAGAAATAATACTTCTATCACTAAATCTAAATCTAGCTCGTGTAAAGTTAGTATCTTTGATTGGGTCTAAACTACCAGTTAGGTATTCAGTTTCATTAGCAGAGGCTTCATTAATAGTACCATCCGATATAATCATACTAGCACTTGGTGTTGCTGGTGGGTTTACTGTGATTGTTACATCATCTTTACCACCAAAACCAAATGGTGAATTACCAACTGCTCTTACTGTATAAGTTCCAGCCTTTGTATATGTATGAGTTCCATTTATATTTTGTGGATTAAATGTATCTGTAGTACCATCACCCCAATCGAAGTTTACATTTTTTACTGCACCATCTACACTAGCTTTTAACTTAACTTCATATTTTCTATTTCTTAAAACACCCGTTGGTTTTGTATCATCAAGAAAATCTAACTCAATATTACCTGGTTGAATCAACCACGGATTTAAAAATTGTTGTACACCAAACGGAACTCTTTTACCTGATAAACTTCCACTTATTTGTATGTTTACTTCTCGTTCACCTACTCTTGGAATTACCTCTTTTACTAATGTTTCAGATACAGATATTTTTGGTGCTCTTAAAAATATAATCTTTTCATTGTTAGGAGCTGCTGGGTCTAATAAAATTTGTGCTTGATATCTTACATTGTAAACACCTTGAAATTCTGGTGGTATTTCTATTCCACCATTTAGATTTGGGTCAGGATTAATCTCACCTAATAGTGTAAGTGTAGCTAAACCAGCTGGTGCGTTTTCGTAAACCTCTATAGTTAATCTTCTTGATGTACCCTCTAAGTAATTTCTAATAGGATTTACGTAAATCGGTTCTCCATTAGCATCTACTAATTCATATAGAATATCTGTTTCTTTTTTAAGAGTATCAGAACCATCTATTAATATAGAAGAACGACCAGTAGGAATTACGGGTGGTAAATCAAGTAAATTAAAGTAGGTATTATTAGTATCCTCTACAAAAACTTGTACTTGATTTAGATTTTGTTTTTTTACTGTTTTGCGAATTAAAGCCATAGTTGTAAATAAATATCACTACTTACATATAATTATTATAAAAGTGTGTATTGGGTGTGTATATATGAAAAAAAGATATAATTTTACTTTAGATAAAAAAGTAAAACAAAAATTAGAGGAATACTCTAAGGATAACTATACTACAATGTCTGCAGTATTAACTCGTTTAATACTAAGTTTAGATAAGAAACCGACAGGTACTGTAAAATTACCTGCTAAGAGAATCCAAAGTTAATATTACTATAGCCTGATTGTTTCTTGATTTCTAATAGTGTATCTACAGTATCTCTCATTTGTTCGATATGAGATACAATAACAACAAATTGGAATTGTGTTTTTAGATACTGAAAGAAGTTGTATATAGAGTTTAGGTTATCACTATCCATAGAGCCAAATCCCTCATCTATAGCGAGGAAGTTACCTCTTGGTAGATTACATACATTTATTAAACCAACTCGGAGAGCGAGTGATGATATGAATCTTTCCATACCACTTGATAACTCAAGAGGCCAGATATTATCATCATCATAAACAATATGATTGTTGATGGTTTTCCCATCCATTTCGAAAATAATACCAAAATCTACGATTTGAGATAGGATATTGTTCACCTCGCCCTCTATAGTTGGTAAAGCATCTTGTATTAGTTTATATGGAACACCATCCCTACTAACAGCGCTTAAGTAGTATTGATAAGCACCTACCTTATCTTCTAACTCTTCCATTTCACTAATACTCTTTAACAAACCTTTTCTTTTACTATCTAATACTGCTATATTTTTATCAGCATCATATTTTTTACCAGCATATTCCTTAATACCAGATTCTAGTATACTAATCTCTGTATCACATTCCTCTATTTTTTTCTCTACAATTCTATTGTGTATAATAGATTTTTTTTGTCTTTCAAACTTATCTATATCTTCTAAGATATACTTTTTGTTTTGTTTTAAGGATTTAGCTTTTTCTATGATTACTTCTTTGTTATTTGATAGTTTTTGTAATTTTATATTTAAGTTTTCTACTATCTTTGTTAATGCGTTATACTCATCTTCTTTTAATTCTAAACTATTCACTTTATTTTTTATCTTTTCTATATCCGACAAATATTCTGTTCTCTGCTCTTTATGTAATTGAATAGATTCAATAGCGTTTTTAGCATCTTTTACAAATGGATTAGTTGTACAAGCATCACAATCTTCATTCCATTTCCAACTTTGTAATTTATCAATAGCGCCTTGTTCAACTTGTATTTCTGATTCTAAGGTTAGTATTAACTTTTCGTAATTAAGTAAATTTCTTTTCTCATTTTCAAGTTCAGATAAATCTGGCTTTGTAATATTAACTTTATTCTTTTTTATTTCGTTTTCTACTTCTTCTATTCTTTCTTCTGTATTAGAAAACTCATCAGCTAAACTTTTAGTTTTTAATTTTACATCTTCTAAGTTTTCATTTAGTTCTTCAATATCTTTTACATTATCAATAGGTTTTAATTCTGATACTAACTTAAATCTTTTACTTTCTTCATCACTCTTTTCTTCCTCAATCTTTTGTAATTGATTTGTAAAATCTTTTAGTTTTATTTTCTCTGAATCTATTAATGACATTGTTGTAGTTAGCTCATCTTCAAAGTTAGATTTTTGAAAACTTTTTAATATAGCTGATTCTTCTTTTACTTTCTCAGATGCTAACTGCCATAACTTATCAAACACACCAATACCCATAAATTGAGCTAATAATTCTTTCTTTTCTTTTTGTGTTTTATCAAGAAATATACCTGAGTTATTCTGAGATGATAATGTTGTTAAAAGAAAATCATCGTAGTTACCAATAACATTTTTAATGTTGTTGTTAGTTGTTCTTCTTTGGTCACCATTCATAGATATCATTTGATTTAGTGATTCATCCCACCTAGTAAAATTAACATCTACTTTTACGTGTCCATTACGTTGTTTTTTACCTTTTCTTTCAATGTAGTAATCTACACCATCAATTTCTATATTTAGCTTACATCTAAACCTATCTTTTTTATTATTTAAAACCATCTCTGCTTTATAAGCTCTACTACAATTATCAAATAAACAAAATGATAGTGCATCTAACATAGCAGATTTACCACTAGCATTAGGTGCAAATACTCCAATAATTCCATTTAGTTTAGTAAAGTCAACTACATTGTTTTCTCCATAACTAAACATATTATCAAACTCAAATTTCTTTATCTTCCAATTTATATTTCGTTGTACATCTTCTTCTGGTAATACTTGATTTAATTCATCATTGATTTCTTTTATCTTTAGTTCAGTATTATCATCTACAAAGTATTCATCTTTTACGTAGTTTAAAATTAATTCGTTTTGGTAATCCACATTAGATACATCACCAATGCTTATTTTATTGCCTGTAGAATTATCTGTTATAATACTATCTACTTTATATATTTTACTTTCTGATAATTTAGGATTGTCATTTTTTATAATTGATAATACCTTTTTTAATTCTGTATCAGTTGTATTTTTAGAACGTAATCTTAACCTACCATTTTTTGGAATCAAAGTTGCCCAATCTTCAGTAACAATCTTTCCATCTACTACATCAATAGTTATGTGCCCATAATCATTAGGAAGTTCTTTATGTGTAAATGTACGTGATTCAACATCCCAAACAGATATTCCGTGTCCTAATAATGCTTCTCCATAGTTTTGTTGTACTAAGGAACCACAATATCTTATAATAGGTTTACCACTTGATTTATCATACTCTTGTAATGTTTGCATCTTATGAATATCGCCAAGTAAAACCATATCAAACCCATCCATACTTTCCATCTTAACTTTACTTGGTAGTTTAAAACCTAAATCTGTTAGTGATTGGTCTACTGTTCCGTGATACAACAATACTTTGGTATCACCCTCTACATTCTCAGCTCTAAGATAATCTTCCTCTTTATCCCAAACATCCCATACAACAAATGATACATCAGCAAACTTGTAGACACCACTATCTTTAAAGTAATATAGATTTGGATGATTTAGATTCTCTACAATCGGTGTCAATACATCTAATCTATGCTGATTATTTAGATTACAATCGTGATTACCTGCGATTATTATTGTTGGAACTATATCAGATAAGTTTTTAAATAACCTCGACAACTGGTCTACTAACTCAGGCGACATCTCTGTTTTACTATGTGCTATATCACCACCAATATAAACAACACTATCTTCAGGTTGTTTTTTTATCTCTTCATAAAGTTTATTGAATACTAATTCAAATTCTTTATGTCTTTTAAGATTTCTTATTTGTATGTCTGATATATGATATATTCTTTTTAACTTATCTATTGAAGTATCAATAACTCTTGTTTCGTTTTTCAAAACCGCTTCCTTCTAACTTTGATTTAATGATATCATTAAAAGTTAGTTTATTTGTATTATCTATTTTCTCGGATATTTTGTTGTACCCTAATTCATTAGGATCATCTTTATCCATCTTTACCATTTTAGTTTGTATACCATAAGATTCTAAGTCTCTACTAAGTCTTAGAGAATCTACCTTAGCATCACCATCTAAAACAATGTAAGCTTCTTTTACTTTTTTATCAAGTAAAGCTAACATCAATTCTTTTGATATAACCTTACCTAACAATGGTATAGCATTTCTTTTTATTGTCATAGCATCAAATACACCCTCACATAAGATAATTGGTTCTTCCCAATTAATATACATTTCAAAACAAATGATATTCTTACTTACAGGTGGGTTCTTGTACTTCATACCACGATCGTATAAATCTCTAGCTATAAAATAATTTAATCTACCATTTTTATCGTAGGATGGTATAATAATTCTATCTGAATATTCTCCACTCTCACAGTAACCAACACCATATCTGATTATATCGTTATTGTCAAATCCTCTTTCTTTTAGAAAGTTTATACATCTTTTTTCTAATGGTGTGTTAAATGTATCATAGTTTAATCTTTTAAATTCTTTTGGTAGGCTTACCTTTATCTTTTGATTTTTAGATGTCTTTACAACATAGTAATCATCTTGTTCGTTTAGATATTCTTTTAAATCACTCCAATCAGATTGAGATACACCAACTGCTTTAAATAACTGATAAAAGTTATGTCCACCTTGATTTGATACCCAACAATGCCACTTTTGACTTTTGATGTTTATTTGTAATTTAGGTTTATGATGAGTTATGAATGGTGACCAGAACATATACTCATCTGTCTTTTTTAATTTAGTATATGTTGAACCAATCGCTCGAGATAAAATATTGAGTATTGTATTATCCATCTAATAACTTTAGTAGGTCTTTAAATTCTAAAACTGCGTAACGTTTACTTCTGTTTCTTTTAAATACCACTAAAGGTGTATGTTCATTTGCATTTTCTTCTGCTTGTTCAATCGCTGACCATATGTTAAGTTTCTCGTGAGCTTTACACTCTACAGAGAAAGGAAATAACTTTCTAGCAGCTGGTGATAATAATATATCTTCACCACTAGCACCCATACTTGTTGAACGAACATCATCTTCTTCTAACGAAGAAAATTTTTCAAGTATAAGCTCTTTTATTTCTTTTTGTAGTCTACGACCTTTTGCTTTTGCTGATTGAGTTTTCAATAATGGTATTATTTTCTTCTTAAATCTTTAAAACTTTTTCCAGTAAATAGGGTTTAAAAACCTGATATTAAATTTTATTTTTCCACCTACGATATTCTTTTAATCCCCACGCCTCTGCCTGTTCTTCGAACTTATTATCATCGTGAAAATCACCACCTTTTTGTATAGCTAATTCACCAGCTATCTCATATTCTCTTTGATATCTAGCCTTACCTAATTTTTTTCTATCTAATGCGTGTTTGATTTCGTGTAGAACTGTTACTAAAAAATCTTTCATTGTTGGATATGATGGTTTTAGATTTATCGTATCTGATATCCAATCATAATCTGCTTTATTATTACCACTCATCTTACCAAATCTTACCTTTGATTTTAGTTTATATGCTTTTACTAAACTCTTTGCAGTTTCTAAGTAATCAATTCTCTCAAGAAGTAGTGATTTTAATTTTATCATACATCGAACCTCACTACAAAATTCAACATCAAATCTTTATCATTTTTAATTGGATGAGCTAATTTACCAACAGCCATCAATTCGTTTTTATCGTTATACAATCCTATTGTACTTATGTAGGGTTCAAATAAACTACTTGTAGCCAAGTTAATAGATTCAGAGGCAGCACTGTAACTACCACTAAAAGAACCTGTACCATTTGTTGGATTATCACCTGGTGGAAAAAATCTTTGTACAAAAGAAGCTGGTAAGCCTGATGGTATTTCGTGTCTACCACCTCTATTTTTAGCTATACTAATATTTGTTGTACCATTGAACTCATTTCTATCTACATAACAATTATACTCATATTCATAGTGTGTTTGAGTAGCTCTAAAATCAACTTCAAAACCATCACTACCTGTACCAGAACCTACAACAGAATAAGAACCTGTATCTGTTATTACCATCACACCGTGTGAGTAAAATATGTTACCCACAGAACCAGTCGCTCCCGAGGCAAATGATGATGAGTTAGCGTTATCGTATATGTTACCTTTACCATCATCTTTTAAGGTGTATGTAACAGCACCACCGTTATCCGTAATTGTTATAGAACCAGGCTTTACCTCTTCACCATATAATTGTTGTGGAAGAGTTATGACTTGAGCTGTACTATGTAAAGTCATTTTCTTATCAGCTACATTACCAATACCAAAAGAATTGTAAGGTTCATCTTTTCTAGCATAGTATAATTGATTTATGGTAAACCAACTTGGTAAAGCATAATATGTTGCGAATGGTTTGTTATCTGGTGATGGAGTTCCTTCAAAAAAACTAGCAGAATCTGCTGAGCCCGATGAAAATATATGGGCTGAACCACTCTCTATAGAAAACCCAAAGACACCACTACCACTATCCATATCAGTAACAGCGAATTGTTTATGGGTCTTAAACGATTCTACTGAGGTATCACCGTCTTTGAAAGTCTTAAACATATGACTCCTTTTAGAAGTCTAACTTAACTTTGATTATAGCTTCTCTACTAAATGATTTTAAAAGCGGTTTACTTAATTTAGCTACAGCCAATAGTTCGTTGTTATCATTATACAATCCAACTGTAGTTACATAAACCTTTGGATCGTTTTGCATAGAACTAACAGTTAAACTACCATCTGACTGAGTAAAGAAAGTTGGATTAGTACTAAAGTTATACTTCTTATTAGTTACTCTACAGAAGTAATGTGTAGTACTTAATTGTTCTTCTCTTCTAGCTACAAAGTTTGCAGAGCGTGATACAGCTGCAAAAAGTTTTTGTGAGTTGTTATGAGCAGCGTTTGAGCCAGTATTACTACCCAATGAAAGGTGTCCTTGGTCTAACTTTTGTCCATTAAGAACAATAATACCCATATCTGGATAAAATAATCCATAAGCACCATCGGTTGTCTCACTAGCAGCCGCTGTATCTGTTACAGCATCACCACTTGCTATAGTACCACTAACAACATTGAATACTCTACCACCTTGATTAACAGTTGGGTTTGTTGTTGCTCCACTATCATCGATTAATTTTACAGTACCACCACTAGCACTCATATGAAGTTCCCAGTTACCTGGATCCATTTTTTCTCTCATACGAGCTCTAGCCATAGATAAAACATAAACGTGTTTTCTATCTTTAGATGGTGTAAAAGTAAACTTATCATCATTTGGTGCCAACAATAAGTTTCTAAACTGAGAGTAGACAGCAGCTGAAGGTCTATCTGTATAAGAAGAACCTAAAACTCCAATACTACCACTTCCATCGTAGTGTCCAAATGCTATTGAAAACTGAACTTCAGCTTCACTATCAGTTGCAGGACTTGTTTTGTAAACATCGTAAAAATATTTACCATTACTACTACTTTGAGCAGAAGATGTAAAGAATGTAGAAAGTGTTCCGACTCCACCACTAAACATTCCTGAACTTAAAGTTTGTTGAACTTCTGTTACAACATCTTCTTCATTATTAAATCCGGTGTATACTTCAGCCATTTTTTACTCCTAACTATTTGCCGTTACGGTAACTGTGATTGTTTTAGAAGCGCCTGAATCATTACCGAATATTGTCATTTGAGTTGTTATAGTAGATGTAGTAGCTCTTGAAATCACGTTAACAGTTTTACCAACAACTGTAGTGCTTCTCTTTCTATCAGCATCACTCAAGAATACTGGTACCGTACCACCTCTTTGTTCAACACCACCACCAGCTGCGACAAATAAATCTGCTGCATCTGCGTTGTGTAATATAAAGGTGTATCCATTCTTTCCATCGTTACCATTTGTTGTTGATGGTGATATAGTTTGTTGTTCGTTTGCAGTTGAAAAAGAAAGTGCAGAACTTGCCAAAGTAATAACTGGTAATTTAACAGTATTCTTTGGTAAGGTTACTAACTTATACCTCATAATCTGATTCTCATCAGGTATAGCTTCTATCAACGGCATATTTTCTATCGCCGCACCATATGAGTTAGTACCATCTGGATGAGATACATCATACAATGCGTAATCAATCTCATCATCACCAAGTGCAAACTTAGTAATTTTAAATTCATTATTTCCTCTCGCTAGTAACTCCCTACCCTTTTTGGTTAGGATAGCATCTATCGTCTGCGATGTGTTATCAAGAAATCCCATTTTTTGCTCCTAAAATAATATTCGGTAATATAACTATTTCTCTACTATAAATATACTTTATCATTAAATTATTCAATTCTAAGTTTCGATTTACCAGGTTCTTGTGATACTATACGTAATGGTGTTGTATCATTCGTTTCTACAGGATTAAAATCACTTGAATATGAGTTTAAAACAGTTGTCTTATTTGTTTGTTTACATCCCTCAAACATCAAGTTAGCTAATGCGCTAAACTGGTCATATTTTGTATCAAAAGTACTTCTGTTAAATGATGAAGAATATGCGTAATACTTATTATGAACCCCTAATGAAGCACTTAATGAACTACTATAAAAGTACTTAGCTTCTAAATTATGAGCTGATAATCTTGAACCTGTTAACTGCGGTTGTAATACTTCTTCAAATACATATTCAGGACCACCTTTAGTTATTGAAGCTGTACCATAAGTATTACCCCAATATCCTTTATGTGAACCAGTATAGTTTAATTTAACAACCGATGGTACATTGAATATCTCCGTAGAGCCTGATATAATACCCTCGTTATCACTTACGCTACCTGTTAAAATTAATGTAGCATCTTTTGCATATTGTGATGCATCAATATGTCCATTAAAGTTAGGTTCTTCAAAGCTCATTGAAGTAGTAAGTTTTTGTTTACTTCTTTCGAGTATATTCTGTTTTATTACAAGCCCATACTCAGCTTTAGCTCTGGCTGGCATCAACTTATCTATTTGTTTAAAAATTATCTGGTCAAAATACTTTATCAACCTCATATAATCCCAAAAACTATTTGGTGATGAATACTTTTGAAAGTAAGCATTTCTTATCTCGTGTAGTTTTCTATATCTTACATCGTTTATATCTCTTGGGTCACCTATGTATTGGTTGAAATCTAAATCAGCTACAGAACGAATAATATCATCATCTATAACATCCGTAGGTGAAAAGAATATACCAACCTTTTGTGAATCAGTTGGTGAAGTGTCTAACAAACTTTTCTCTGCTCTCTTAGCTGGAAAGCCAGGTATGTGTGGTGATAAACCACCATCTTCTAAACTACTACTTATCACCCTTACTTTTACATTTGATTCTTTCTTAGGTCCTACATTTGGAACTAACATCTTATCCTCATCTTCTACAGATGCGTAGAAGTTACCTGTAAACCCTTTAGCACTACCTGTTACATTTGTTAGATATATGTCAGCGCTCTTATCTTGTAATTGTGCATTAGCAGCATTACTTAAATCTTTATTATCATCAAAACTTAATCTGAATAGTAAATCGGTGTACGAAGCTGATGGATGATTTCCATTATATGATTTTGGTGAACTAACGTGGTTGTTAAATGCTGACATCGTAAGTGGTGTAGCCCAATATCTAAACTCCATCATAGAACCTGATAAGTAATCACCAAAATTAGTAGTTCTGTTACCTATTCTGACAGTATCTGCACTTGAGTAAGAATCATTATAAGATGATGATGCACTACCACTTATAGACATAGTTACTTCTGAAGAATAATTTATAACACTTCTACCAGCATCATATTTTTTAGCAGCCAAAGTAAACTTAGTAACGTGTGCTTTAGAACCACTATCGGTTGCAAGAGAACCACCACTACCAGATTCTCTTGATAACATTACAGAATAAAATTCACCATCATAGAAAGGCATTGTACTTGTAGACATTGATACAAATCCATTTGAGCCTGATAATTTAAAATCTATAAATGCAACGTTGTCTGTAGTTGTATCATCATCTCTTATACTAATACCCCATTTTTCATCACTACCACTTAGAGCTTGTACTAAGTTTTGATTAGAAGCCGATACAGAATTAAATCTAAATTCAACTGTATCTGGCTTTCTACCTGTTAAAGTATTGTTATCAAAGAGTGTCTCTATATGTTGCCCACCTCTAAAGTCTAAGGATTTTGTAAACTTTCTTTTTATATTAAAGGTTTGAACTTGTCCTGGTAATGTAGGTCCTCCATACTCTCTAATATCAAGTATAGTAGATGGTATACCAAAAATATTAACCAAACTACGTAATGATTTTACAGTACCCTTTGTCTTTAAAAAGTATGGTATATTATTTAATAATCTTCTTTGTATCTTCTTACTCATATCCTCAGTAGAATCAACTGAGTATGTAGTGTATGCACTATCTGAGCCTGATTGATATTGTCCATATTTGTATTTAGGTAAATCGTCTAAATCTTTTCCATTAAATAAATCATAACCAAAACTTTTTCCAATATCTTGAAGTAAATCATTTGAATATCCTTTTTTAGAATCATCAAATGTTTCGTATAGTTTGGGAATGCTTTCTATATATGTGTAAATCTCATCATACATCTCACCAACCATATCTACAAATTTTAAAAAGTCTCCATTAGAATCATCTTCTCTAATATACTTTGGAAGTCTACTTACAAGTCTATTTTCATTACCATCATCATAGGTAGATGCACTATATATTTGTCCTGTTCTATCTGAAACACTACCGTACCAAGTTGTAAATGCAGAGTTTGATGATGTTATAGGAACATAAGGACTAGCAAATGTACCTGCACCAGTCTTAGGCCACGATGCATCATATCTCGATGTACCTAAAAATTCAGAACCACTTTGTATAGATGAACTTTCATTGTAAAGATATTTTTCGTATGGTGAAAACCCTAACTTAAATTCTCTTATTTGTCTATGATACGAATTTAATTCTTTAGCTCTTGAGCCTGTACTTGAGTTCGTAGCCAAAGAAGCTGATAAAGTACTTAGTGATTCTATTTTATCAAATTTATACTTTGCATTTTCTAATTTTGTTCTAGCGGAACCAAACACTGTAAAGTTATCGTAATGTTCAAAATCAATATTTAAATCAGCTGAATCTAAACTTGCACTTAATATATCAGTTCTGAGTTGATTAGATACATTCGTATCCGTAGTTATTAACTCATTTAAATTTTTATATTCTGTTCCTTTATTATCAAAGAAAGAACCTTGCGTATCTTCTAAGTCAAATTGAGGTTCAAGTAAAAATGTTATATCTGTATCTAATTCATCTTCAGGTACAAGTAAAACTTCTTCCTCAATAGAATCAATCATCTCTTCAACTACGATAACATTTTCTTTACTTTCATCCGCTGTAAATTCACTATATAATTTTATTAACTTATTTTGGTCATTAACAGATAAGGTATTAGTAATCAAATATAGATTATCATTTTCTGTTAAAAGATAATGTGATAGTAAATCTAATCTAGCATTTTCAAATTCTACATTAAAAGTTAGTGGTTTTCTTGGATTAGTTCCTTTATAATCACCATCTTGTGCTTCTAAATCTATACCAGCTTGCTCGAAGCTATCCTCTACAACTATAGTCTCTCTATCAAGTACCTCTACTATCCTTGAACTAAATGGTGAATAGCTAGGTATTACAGTTGTAGTTTGTCCGCCAACACCTGTTTGGTTAGCAGGTCTCTCATCTATTTCTGGTTCTGGTGCTTTTCCATCAAATAGTGCCATTAGAAATATTCCTCATCTGCTTGTTGTTGTTGGATTGGTGTACCACCACCTGTATTTTCTTCTTCTTGATTAGTATTACCTAAAGGATTTAATACATCATCTTCTTTTATATTATCAGATTCAGGTTCTGTATCTGTAGTTACATTAGTTTGAGTATTAACTGTATTTGTATTAGTTGCAACACCTCGTGTTTGTGTTGTGTAACTTGTAACAAAAGCATTATCTATAGTTAATGTACCACCAACCATACCCTCTGAAAATCCTATATCTGAATCTTGTATTGTAGCTTTTAACTTGTATGGGTCAGATGAATCAACTTTTATAGTTCCCTCATCTGCATTTCCATCACTACTATTTGGTATGTATGTGTAAACTGGTGTATCAAACGAGTTGAACGATGAAGAGTAGTTAGTTAATCCATCAGGATCTAAATCTTTAAGTGTAAGTTTTATTTCTTTTTTAGATGGGCTGATTTTAGTTACATCATAACCTAACACATCTTCACTTAGTAATCTAATATTATTCGCTTGAGGATTTGCACCAGTATACGTTCTTCCATCACTACCTTGATGTGTATCACCCTCATAGATTTCACGATCACTATTTAAAAATACAGTTCTTCTTTCACCAGCTCTTCTTCGTAAAAAATTAAGTTTTACTCTATACTTACCAGCTACATAACCTAAACTTCTTAACACTCTGCCAGGATTAAATGTAAATAATTCACCTGTTTTAAATTCGTTTACACTCTTAGTTGCTGTTTCAATAATATCACCATCATCATCTAATACAGTAACTAAAACAAAATCGTTATCATTATTTCCGAAATTTGCATACTCACTTAAATTGGAACCATATATTTGTTTACTATCTGATGAATTTAAAGGCATCTCTTTCCTAATCTGCTTTTACTACTATAGGACCTGAAGAAAGTTCTC